AACAAGTCTGGTAAATAGCTGTAAGCAATTACACCAATAAATCCGTTAGAAAATAAAAATCCATTTATCCCTATTCGTAGGTGCAGACTAACTAGCGGAATTTCATGTGTGGTTCAAATCCACACCACATCAATTATAGCGAATAGTTCAAATGGAGACACCTCTTGACGACACCAAGGGGTCACAGGTTCGATTCCTGTCTATCCGATTATCAAAAATAAGGAGATATGTCTATGGCGCAAGGAGTTAAAACACGGGACATTGATAAGTTCTCGGAGGGTGTAGCAAAATACTTGAACAGGGAATGTAGCCAAGTTAAAGCAGCGGAGATAGCCGGAATGAGCGTTCCGGCTTTTATGAAATATGTGAATAAGTTTCTAACCGGCGAAGAATTACCAGATACGCTATTCACACCAAAGAAAAGGTAATTAGGTGGTGTGATATGAGAGAATTTATTTACTTATTTGTAACGATACTTGTAATCTTATTTGCGTATATCTTATGCTTTGCCATTATATACGATATGCACATTAAATGTGCCAAGGATAAACCAAGACCACAAAAACGCAAGAAACATAGCAGAAAAGATGACACTATAACCTTAGAGCAATGCAAAGAGTTATATTATCCAGAATATAGGTTCATAGTAGTTCGCCGGAGTGCTAATGCTCCACTATATGTCTTTGCTACATTTGAGGACGCAAAAAATGAGATTAAGCGTTTAATGATGACTTCTTGTGACAGCTATTATATCGTCAACTTGGACGAGCAATAAAGAGAGAGGTACGATATGTGTGAGTTTTGCGAAAAAGATTTTATTAAAAGGGTAGACGGGTACGAAAAAGGAAAAAACTATACGAAAAGAACAAAAAGCATTTCTTATTCAAGAGATTATGAACTTAACGAAGTTAACGGAATGATATTAGTACTTGACGAAGACGGAGAAAACCGGCTGTATTTTGACAATTCAAGCTGGGAATATGCAAGAGGATATATAAAAATCAATTATTGCCCTATGTGCGGTAGAAAGTTGGTGTAGTAATGGCGGAACCTTTAAGTAAATTAGCGGAAAAATGTAAAAGTTGCCCTAACTCTGAAAAATGTGACCATAAAAGAATGGAGTTATGCGTTTTAGCGGATTTGCCAACGCAAAATCTTGCAAGTGCTACACAAGGCATTTTGATAGACAATATGTCACCTATATTGAGGGAAGCTTTAAGTCCATTTAGGTACAAAGACGAATTAGAAAAAGCACTAAATGATTTGCATTTTGGGAATATGTTTATGTATGGTGCTTAGAAAGTTGGTGGAATGATGGCTAAAGAGGTGTTGCTTGACCATTCAAGCGGAATTGTTAGATTATTTCTTGATGGTGAATTTTTAAAAGGAGTAATAAGTATTGACGGTATATCCAATATTTATCAAAAAGACACAGTAAAAGAAATTAAAATAACATTGCTAGCGAACGAAGTTAAAGTTAAACTGCCAGATGGAGAAATAAAGGATATATCAGAAATATAGAAAGTTGGCGGAAGAATGAACGATTTTTTAAAATTTTTTGATAATAAAGCAAAAGACTTTCCAATGCATCTTAAAATTACTTATAGCAAAATATGCGATTGGAATATTTTGATTTATAAAAGCGGCTGTGCTGATTATTACCCTGAAGCTAAGCGCAATGGCGGAGATGTAATAATTGTCAATGAAAGTGATTGCGACATGGAACTTTGCTTTGCTAAGGCGCATGTAAAACTGAAAGAATGGCTTTTGGAATTTAATGGCGGATATTAAGGCGGTGGAAGAATGAGTAATATACATAAATTCAAAGTAGAACCAATAGAAGGACACCAGGGATGCGCCAAAGTTACAGTTGATGGCGAACAATGCTTATGCAGTTCGTATAAAATAGAACATTATGCCGGAAACCTTCCAATGGTTAATATAAGCCTTGTTGCTGATGTACAATATGAGCAAGATGCAGAAATCAACATTGTAAACTTGCATGAAATAGCTTCACTGATGGACAAGAAAACATTCAAGGAATTTTGCAGAGCTTGGGAGGATATTCACGATGAAACATAGCAAAGAATGGCACACTTGCGACAGGTGTGGCGCAGAAATTAAAAAAGGAATACTGTGTGGAAATTCGATTACAAGGAATGGTGTTTTAAATGTCACATACGACTTGTGCCATGAATGTATGGAAGATTTTGAGGAGTTTATGAGGAATAAACAGGGATAAAACTGCCATATTGACAGAGGGCATAAAAATAAATTGTTAGGAGTGATTGAATGAAATTAAAGGTAAAGAAAAATATAATAGTTTTACCATTCACGAAAGGCGATAAGTATTATTTAATACAATTTAATTATAGCATAACAGAACGTGAAAACAGGTATGACCATGTTACAAATAGACCTATTGCTTTTGCAAAAAGTAAAATTTCTGGGTATCAAATAATTGAAAGAGAATGGACATCTTATTGGGAAATTGTGCAAGCCATTGAACATAACTTGGTTGGAAAAGAATATTTTGTAAGCGAAGAAAATGCGATTAAAGTAGCAGAGGAAGAAATGAAAAAAGGTAAAGTATCGCAGGTGGTTTTATGAAGTATACAGATACAAAGATTTGTAGCGGATATAGCCACGAACCAAAACCTTGTGAGCATATAATGAAATGTGACCTTTGTACTGGTCCCTTTGTTGATACAAACGGAAATGAACGATATGTATGCGGTCCAGGAGTTACAGATTTTAAATGTAAAAGAGATAATCCAAACTGGAAACCTTTGACAAAGCAACAATTTATTGAATTATACAAACAAATGCCGGATAGGACAGATATAAGCATTGGAGAATTGCTCGAAAAAGCAATAATTGATGGAATTATGGAGGGCAACAATGATGGAATTTCAATATAGAAAAATGACACAGGAGATAGCTAACATGGCATTAGACAATGCCACAATTAACAATATTCCGTTTTGTGAATGGATTGATAATGTAAGTAATGCTTATACAAATAAAAAGTGTAATCTGACTTCTTGCCGATACAATGCAGATGGAAAATGCACCAATGACGAGAAGAGAAAAGAATGTGTTGAGGTATCAGAAAAAGTGTTGTGCATTGATAAGAAAACATTCAGAAAGATTGATAATGTTAAACATATCGGCGATGATGATGGCAAACCGATAGAAACATCTGAATTTCACGATATGACTATTGGCATTGATGTTTCAGTTGATGCAGTAAATGAGTATGCAAAATCAATTCTAGGCAGATACCCGAAAAATAATTATGAATTTTCAAGAGCATTAGAAACAAAAATCCTAGAGGAAACAAAATCATTAGCGAATAGTGAAGAAAAGGAGTGAGATTATGTTAATAGTTGCATTGCAAGATGATGTAGACAACTTATATGCTATATGGGATACAGTCACAGACAGATTTTTAGGAGTTAATCTTGGAAAGTATGAAGCTGTCGGAATTATTATGCATCACAAGAAAAACTACACTTTTAAAAAGGCATTAGACAGAGTAGAACACCCACAGTCTTTTAAAGATGTTGCTAAGTGTTTATGTGAAGAACTTAATCGTGACGATAACAAAGTTGAGAATGCAATTCAATACTTAAAGGACATATTGTGGGAAATAGGTACTGTTAGCGCTGAATGTCTTTCGGAAAAGGACGGACAAAAAATGAGAGAGTACATAAATGTACTTGAAAACAGAATTGATGAATTAGAACGATAATTGCTGATAATCAGCAGAAAGGAATAGAAAATATGAAAAAAATATTTGTAAGCGTACCGATGAAAGGCAGAACAGGGGAAGAAATCAAAGCAAGTATTCAGAAGATGAAAAAGATTGCTGAAATATACGAGGGCGAAGAGTTAGAGCTTATCGACAGCTACATTGAGGATAACCCACCTAAAGACAGCAAAGAAGCTGTATGGTATTTAGGAGAAAGCCTTAAGAAGCTGGACAGGCTGATGTGTTTATTGGAATATGTGAAAGCTATGATTGGAATGGCTGCCATATTGAAAGACAGACTGCGGAAATATATGGCATTAAAGCATATATGATTCCGGTAAGGTATGTAATTGACGATTATAATGCACTTGTGCAGAAATTACATCCGATTTGCAATGACGCAATGCCAACAATCTAACAATATATTTACCGGCTAACAAATGGAGTTAGTCGCTAACCTAGAAAAATTATAGGCAGAGGTCTATAAGCACCTTTGCTGAAAAGTGGAGGTGCTTTTCTTTATGTCTGAATTGGAAAGTTTAATTTCTGATTGTGGAAAATACATATCCCAAAAAGGAATAGATGAAAACATCATAGAAGCCTACTACAACGTGTGCCAGCTTGCTAAGAATGAGGGCGAAATTGACACAATGTTAAAATGTACGGCTAGGGCAAAAGAACTTATAAATGGCTATTGTACAAAGCAGTTTAACGGAAAAGATATATGGGAAGTTGAAAAAGTTGTACAGGAAAGCAATAGTGAATATCCACTACTTAATCAGTTTTATGATGTATTAAAGCTGGAGAGCTATTACAATTTTGAAAGTTTTATGTTTTATATGGAACGTAAAAGGCATTGGACTAAAAGATTTTATTTTCCACGCCGTAAAACTCTTAAAGTTGTAGTTAAAGACCTTGAGGATCTTGAAAATGGGATAATCAAATTTTATGGATTGTCAATGCCATCACGTGTCGGTAAGTCTACTATATGTATATTTTTCCTTGCGTGGGTATCGTTACGCAGACCTAACAGCCATTCAGCTATGGGCGGACACTCTGGAATACTTGCAAAAGGCTTTTACAAAGAGCTTATGAACTTATTTACTACAGAAGAGTATACATTTTCTGAATTATTCTACTTTTGGAATCCAGAATATGCAAAAAAGCCACTTGTAACAGACAAAAGTGCCGATGAATTTACTATCACTCTTGGAAATCCGGATAGATTTGCAACAGTTACTTGCCGTGGTATTGATGGAACTTGGACCGGTGCAGTTGACGTATCAAAAGATGGATATTTGTATGTTGATGACTTGGTAAGGGATAGAGAACATTCATTGTCACCTATGCGAATGGAAAATACCTATCAAGAATATCTAAACAAAATGGTTGACCGAAAAAACGATGGAGCAAGAGAACTTATGGTTGGTACATTATGGAATGTCCTTGATCCATTGGAACGAATGAGAAAACAATACGAAAATGACCCACGATACAGGTTCAGAAGAATACCGGCACTTAATGAAAACGATGAGAGTAACTTTGATTATGAAATAAATGGCTTTTCAACAGCTTATTACAGAGATATGAGAGAAAAACTTGATAAAGCTGAATGGGAAGCTAAATTTATGCAAAGACCTTTTGCCCGTGAGGGGCTGTTATTCCCGACTGATGAATTAAGATATTTTAATGGAATACTTCCAGATGGAGATTTTAGAAGAATTGGAGTTACGGATATTGCGTGGGGTGGAGGAGACAGCTTGTCAATGCCTATTGGTGCAGAATACGATAATGGAGACGTATACATTTATGACTGGGTGTTTAATAAAGGACCGAAAGAAGTAACAATACCACTCGTTGTAGGTAGAATTATAGGTAATCAAATAAGGCAGACAAGATTCGAGGGCAATATTGGAGGAGATTTATATTGCCAGTATGTTGATGAAAAATTGCAAAAGCAAGATTATAAATGCTCCTGCACAAGCAGAAAGGCACCAAATAAAGTTGAAAAGTTATCAAAAATTATAGCTTATTCTGGAGACATAAAAAGAAAGTTTATATTTCTTGATAGCCATAAAATCACACAAGAACAAATGAAAAAAGATGCAGATTTAGGAATTGTTAGATATAGAAGAAATGAAGAATACCAAGCGGCTATGGATGAACTCTCTATGTTTGTAAGTATTGGAGGTAATGAACATGATGATGCAGCGGATGGACTTACACAGCTTGAAATGTTTATAGAAAATCCAAATGATGTAGCAAGAGTTGAAGCAACAGAAAATCCATTTAGGAGGTATTGATATTATGGTAACAAAGGAAGTTTTATCACAATATTCGGATTTACAGGAAGAAGTAAAAGAAGTAAGGCTAAAGATAGAACGGCTTGAAAGAGATATAAGTAAAATTGAAGCCGGGGAAACTGTTGTGGATTCTGTTTGCGGTGGAGATGGCGGTAAACAACATTTTAAAATCGAGGGCATACCATTCCCGGAATATGGCAGGAAGAAAACACTTCTATGTGCAAGAAAAGCCACATTACAGTTATTGGAAGATGACTTATTAGAAAAAACCAATGAAGTTGAAGAGTTTATAGCAAAACTTGACGATAGCAGGATGAGAAGAATAATTAACCTTAGATTTTTGGAGAACAAAAGTTGGGTTCAGATAGCACATATCATAGGTGGAAACACAGAAGATAGTATTAGAATGGCTTTTAACCGGTTTATTGAACAAAAATAATAAAAGTTGTTCGATTTGTTCGGAAACAATATTGTATTATTACGATGAAAGTACTACTCCATAGACAATCTTTAAAAAGTATCGTCACTTAATTGTGGCGGTGCTTTTTATTATGCAAAGAGGTAACAAAATGGATTTTTATAATAACAAAGATAAATCAGTTATATGCCCTAATTGCCACAAGTTCTTAACTAAGGCAGATAGCAAAGACCCAATGACGCATAAAATAACGTGCGGACATTGTGGAAAATGGATATGGTATGTACCAAACGATGAAGACAATTTCCAAATTAAGGAAGTACCAAACAATAGAACGACTTCAAGCGGTATGACATTTTATTAGGAGCAAGATATGAACACAATGTATTTTCAAGACCTTGTTAGAGGCTGTTATGGTAGAAAAATTGCATACACGAATGTAGATACAATAACTGCTAACAATGTTGTTAAGGTTATTGGAAGTACTATAGGCGTATTTAATTGGAATAAGCCAGTTATCAAGTATTTGTGGAATTACTACAAGGGAGACCAGCCTGTTTTATACAGAACCAAGCTATCTAATGAAGATATAATTAATAAAATTGTCGAGAATCACGCATATGAAATTGTTCAGTTTAAGGTAGGACAAACATATGGCGAGCCAATCCAATTTATTAGCCGCAAAGATGATGAAGCTATCAATAAGGCAGTTGACATACTCAATGATTTTATGGCGGATGCCAATAAGCAGGAGAAAGACATTAAAGCTGGAGAGTGGCAGTCGGCAACAGGTACATCATTTAAAGCAGTCCAACCTAAAAATGGAGATGTACCATTCAGAATTGTAGCACCTACACCAATGAATACTTACGTTGTTTACAATGAAAGCACAGAAGAACCTATGCTTGTTGTACAAGAACTTAAAGACGAGGATGGAAACTGGTATAAAATGGCTTTTTCCGACACAATGTCTTTTAGAATTGTTGACAGCAAGGTTGCAGAGGCTAAATTACATACATATGGCGAAATTCCTATTGTTGAGTTTCCTAATAACCACGAAAGGATATCTGATATTGAGCTTGTTATAGGTATGTTGGACGCTATTAATAATATGCAGTCTAACAGAATGGATAACATACAACAGTTTGTTGAATATTGGGTTAAGTTTGTGAACTGCGATGTGGACGAAGAGCAGTTTGAAAAAATGAAAATGAATCATGCTCTTGTTGTTAAGTCCATTAACAAAGATAACAAGTCTGATGTTGACATTATGACACAGGAGCTTAATCAGACACAGTGCCAAGTCGCTAAAGATGATTTGCTTGATAATCTTCAAGCTATCCTAGCAATACCGAATAGAGAATCACAAAACTCTGGCGGCGATACACAGGGAGCGGTATCTTTGAGAGCTGGATGGGATTTTTCAAAAACCAGAGCAAAGCAAAAAGACCCTATTGTAAAATCCGCAGAAAAAAGGCTTGCGATAGTAACTTTAAATGTATTGCGATTAGCAGGAAATGATTTAAAACTATCGCCAAGAGACTTTGATGTGCAAATTAATCATAGTCCGTTAGATAATCTCTATACAAAGACACAAGCACTTGCACAAATGCTACAAGCAGGAATAAACCCAAGAATAGCAGTTGCGACTTGCGGCTTATGGGGGGATGCGGAAAAAGTATCTTTACAATCGCAACCATATTTTGATGTTCTGTATAAAACAATAGATATGGTAAACAAAGAGATGAAAAAACAGCCAGAAAATAATCAACTTAATAATCAGCAAAATAAGGCGGTTATCGAATAATCGGTAGCTGCTTTTATTTTATACATTTTGCAGCTATGCGGTAAATAGCAGAAGACACAGCAGGAGCGACCTGCGGTAACAAAAGCGTGTGTTTAACGGAGGTAATTATGACAAGAGAAGATGTATTAAAACTTTTCCCAGAGGCAACAGATGAACAGATTACCAATCTTCTTAATCAGAACAATTCAGAAGTTGCAAAGGAAAAGAACAAGGTAAGCCAGTACAAGGCTAAAGCTGACACAGCAGACGACTTACAGAAACAGCTTGATGAAATACAGGCTGGCAATCTGACAGAGCTCGAAAAGGCAAATAAAGCCTTAGAGACAGCTAATCAGCAGATAACGGATTTACAGAAATCTAACGCTATCAGAGACCAGAGGGAAGCAGCTATGACCAATTTCAAGATTACTGCTGAACAGGCAAAAACAGTTGTTAAAGACGATGGAAGCCTTGATTACACCGAGCTTGGCAAGATTATGTCCGAAAAAGAAACGGCTGCAGCACAGGCTAAGGAACAGGAGATTGCAAAACATCAGGATATTCCAGGCAGTGGCAGTAATAAAGGTGGTGCAGACAATAAGACAAATGCTGAAAAGATAGCAGAAAACCTTATATCTAATGCACCTAAGAACAATGACGTTTTATCACATTACATTCAACAATAACAGGAGGTAAAAAATGGCAAAGGAAATGAATATGCAGTATGAAAAGACTTCATACGCAGGAGATGTTCAGATTTTAAAGAGAGAGCCTAACGAAGCAATCCCATTAACACTTGATTTTGATGGTGTAACAGCTACAAACGCACAGGGCAAGAAGATTGTCAAAGCGGGTACACCAATCGGAGCAAATGGCAAGGCTGACAACACAGCTACAGTAGTGGGTATTTTAAGGTTTGATGTAACAGAGGACAGACCGCAGGGCGTACTGCTCAAGAAAGCATATCTTAACACAAAGGTAGCGGAAGCACATTCCGGCGTTACATATGACGCAACAGTTAAGACAGCTCTTCCAATGATTGTATTTGAATAATAACAGGAGGTAAACAGATGTTAATCAATGAAGTATTAGACAGCAAGTCTATCGCATTATCAGCAACAGAAAACGCTAGTAATCAGATACCTTATCTCGGTTTACAGTGGTTTCCCGAAAGAAAGAAACAGGGGCTTGATTTAAGCTGGATTAAGACACATAAAGGACTTCCAGTATCACTTGCACCATCCAACTTTGACACAATCCCAACACTTAGGGCTAGAGAGGGACTAAGCAAAGAAAAAACACAGATGGCATTTTTCCGTGAGGGAATGACAGTTGGCGAAGAGGAAATGCTTGAAATTGAGCGTATTCAATCAGCAGACGACCCTTACCTTGCGAGTGCTTTGGCGAGCGTATATGACGATACTAACAACCTTGTAAGCGGTGCAGAAGTTGTGCCAGAGCGTATGAGAATGTCACTTCTTTCTACAAATGCAGGCCACCCAGTAATTGCCATTGTAAGTGATGGTGTTCAGTACGCTTATGATTACGATAAGGATGGCTCATACGCAAAAGACCATTACGCAAAGTTATCCGACACAAGCATGTGGAGCGATACAGCTAATTCAAAGCCACTTACAGACCTTAACAATGCAAGAAAGAAGTTACAGAAGCAGGGCAAGATTGCCAGATATGTACTTATGAACAGCAATACATTCCAGTATTTGCTTGATAATGCACAGATAAGAAACTCAATCCTTGCACAGAACCTTACAGCAACTATTGAGGTTGACGATGATACTGTTATTTCAGTAGTGCAGAAGAGAACAAAGCTCACTATCGTGCTTTACGATAAGATGTACATTGACGATGATGGCAAGGAGCAGTACTTTTACCCGGATAACAAGGTTACACTTCTTCCGGAGGGCAGTCTTGGCAGTACTTGGTTTGGCACTACACCGGAAGAAAGAACTGCAAGACAGGTAGCTGATGTAGATGTAACAGTATATGGTGTGGGTATCACAGTTGCTACAAAGACAGAGTACGGACCACCTATGAAGATGTCAACATTTGCTTCCGAGGTTGTTCTTCCATCATATGAGAATATGGATAGCACATTCGTATATGAGGTTCATAGCGAAAAGTAGGGGGTGCAACTATGAAATATCCATATATAGTGATTCATAATGGTAAATGGTATAACGCTGGCGAAGAGGTTCCGGAAAATAATAATTCCGGAGCTTCTTTTGATTATAGCAAGACAACCATTAATCGCATGTCTACATCTGATTTACAGGCTTTTGCCACAGAACAAGGTATAGACAATGCAGAAGAACTTACAGGAGCAGAGCTAAAGAAACTGTTAATTGAAAAGTTTGGATTATAAGGAGCTTGGCATGGAATACACCGCATTGGAGCAAGTCAAAATTAGACTTAAACAATTTCATATTGATACAGTCACAAACGACGATTATACAACATCTGATGTGGTAGTGTTCGATAGCAAAGAAGATAATCCAGTAATCGAACAGCTTATTAAACAGGCTACAGAAGATGTAAAAGCAAGAAGAAATTACCCTGACAGCTACACAGACGAAATGATAACCGAGGACTTAAAGAAGTTTGAGAGTGTTATCGTTAATCTGGCTGTCTACGACCATTCACAGGCAGGTGAAGCATTTATGGCAAGCTACAACGAGAATGGTGTCAACAGAACTTGGAGAGATAGAGACAGCTTATTTGTTGGGGTATTTCCTTTTGCTAAGGTTTTATAGAAGATTGTGCGTTACCAATACGGTAGCAGGCGGCACACATTAAGGGTGGTGGGCGGTGTGCCATTATTAATTATGAAAGGCGGTATATCAATGCCAATAGCAGTAATTATAAGCATTATTTCAGTTGCTTTTTCCGTCTTTTTCGGACTGTTTACGTTGGGACTTAATCTTAAGAACAGCAAAAAATCTGACAAGGCAGAACTTACGGAGCGTGTAAAGGAAAATACACGCATAAATATGAAACTTGACACAATATCAGGCAACACAACAGAGATAAAGAATGAAGTTATAGAAATGAGAAAAGAACTTAATTCTCACGATAGCCGAATTGTCAAGGTTGAAGAAAGTGTAAAGTCAGCACACCACCGAATAGACGGATTGGAAACGCGGCTTAATGAAGATAAGGAGGTATAGCAGAATGGAAATTATGCAGGTATTAATCGCAAATATGACAATTATCTTAGCGATTGTCGGGGCGTTAGCTTTTGTAGTGTCTGTAATTACACAAGTAATTAAGGGCATTGGAGTATTCAATAAAGTGCCTACAGATATTATAGTATTTATCCTGTCAATCGGTATTACTGTAGCGGCTTTTGTTGCCTATATGCAGTATGTTCAGATGACAATACTGTGGTACATGATTCTTGCGGCAATTATGGCAGGTTTTGTTGTAGCATTTATTTCAATGTATGGATGGGAAAAGCTGTCTGAATTATGGAAGCGATTTGGCAAGGATGTGAAGTAATATGCTTGACATCAATAAGCAGGCTATGAAGTATTCACTTCAAGGACAGACAGTAACTATTTACGAAAGAGATGATGACGGCAATATCCTTTATGAGGGATATACAGACACAGAGGGTAACTTTATTCCTTATCTTGATGATGAGGGAAATAAGATACCTAAAGTCCTTGAAGAAAAAACAGGTTTTTCAAAGCCTGAGGATTTTGAAGCAAACATAGCTTTCAGCGGTGGAGAAGCACAAAGTAAAGAATACGGCTTTGATACGGCTGATTTTGACGCTATTTTACTGACAGATAGGAATACATTGCCTATTCAAAAAGGCGACCTTATTTGGCTTGATAGCAAGCCTACATACACATCTGACAGCCTTGTTGACGAAACATCAGCGGACTTCACTGTTGTAGGCATTAAGCCGGCACTGTATTCAACTAAGTATATGCTTAAAGCGGTTGTGAAGTAGGTGCAATATGGCAAGACATACAATTAAAATATCCTTGTCTCAAAATTCTATAAACGAAGCTATCAGACAGCTAAAACAATATAAGGAATGGATTACTGAAAAGACTTTCCAACTTGTTAGAGAGCTTGCGGAAGTTGGAATACCTGTCATAGATGAAAATATGGCAAAAGCAAACTACACTTACGATGCAGAAGGTATCAGAAGCGGTTCCAACACAAACCATTATACATACGTCAAACTCCGGTCCTTTGGTGGTTACAATGAAGCAATACTGATTGTAGAAGGCAAAGAGCTTATGTTCATTGAGTTTGGAGCCGGTGTTTTTTACAACGGAGAAGCAGGTACAAGCCCACATCCTAAGGGCGAAGTAAATGGTATGGTAATTGGTTCCTATGGCGAAGGACACGGCGTTCAAAAGATATGGGGATATTATGCAGACAGCGGAGAACTCATTCTTACACACGGCGTAGAAGCACAAATGCCTGTTTATAAGGCTGATATGGAAATCATACAGAAATATGTTGAAGTAGCAAGGAGAGTGTTTAGTTAATGGCAAATGCTAATGATTGGGTGACAGACCTTGAAAGTACAGTTGTAGCACTTGTCAAGGCTAAGAGCTTACCACAGTTACAAAAGAAATATCCCAAGGTCAGAATTACTGACGAGGGAGAAAGTAGCGGTTCGGCAGTATTCCCTACCGTATACATTCATTTACTAACCCCAACCGAACAGGGACAAACACTTGACGGGCAAACGATTAACGCATTGTTAGCAACATTCCAAGTAGATGTCACAACTAACACAAGCAAGTCTGACTGCCGTAAAGTTATGACAACGGTTATGAACGTTTTTAAAGAGATGAGATTTCAAGGCAAAGCATTGCCGGAAACTTCAATAAACAACAAGATACATCACAGCGTGGCACGCTTTAGCCGTGTCATCGGTGCGAATGACAGATTAATTTAGCAACAAAGAGCAGAAATGCTCTTATTTTTTTATCCAACAGGAGGTAGACAAATGGCAAATGCAGTAGCAGGGTTAAGCACATTAGGCGTTACTTTTTCTTACGGCGTTGAAACAACGGCAGGAACAAAGCCAACAGCCTTTAAGTTGCTTTCAAGAATTAACTCTATTGGCGAAATCACAGTAACACCGGAAGCAATAGACGCTTCGGCACTTGAAGATAGACAGACAAGAAACATTGCCGGAAGAGATACTGTATCTGACACAGTTGCAGTTACAGTTAATAAAACAGATGAAACTATTGAGGAATGGAAAGCTGTTATTACCGCTTACAACGGTTTAACCGGCGGTAAAAGAATGTGGTTCCAGGAGATTACTCCGGGCATAACAGACGCAGAGTTTTTTGTAGCACAGCCACCATCAAAGTTACCAATCACAAGTAAGGAGCAGAACGGACTTCTTACAATGGCACTTAACCTCATTATTGAGGAAATGGTAGGTACTGACACAAAGGTAGAACCTACACCGGGGGAATAGTCAGTCAGTCACTTGATACAACAAATGCTGTTGTGACTGACGAAGAAGAAACAGCGGATTACACACCAATAGGTGAATAACAAGTCAGTAAAGGGCGGTCCAAGGACTGCCCCTTTCCTATAGAAAATACAGGAGGAAAGGAAAATAACTATGGAAATTAAAGCAAATGGAAAAGAATATGCACTTAGATTTAGTTTTGACGCAGCAGAGGACAGAACTATTGTTCAGAAAATGTTTAATTACCTTACAGGTTCTTCAATGTTTGAAGATATGGACGGAAATCCGGTTCAGAGAGCACTTGAAGGGGCAGCAATAACAGTCGGAAATATGCCACAGACTTGCATAGACGCAGTATATGCAGGATGTCTTGAAAAAAATGCTGTAACAAGAGAAGAAGCTAAGCAGATAGCAAGAGCATATTTAAGTGAAAACAAGAAAAATTACAGGGATTTATTCCTTGAAATTATAAAAGCGATGGAAGAAGACGGTTTTTTCGACCTGTCGGGAATAACATCGTCTCTGAATGCAATGGCGGAGAACATAGAGAAGCAGATGGCGGAAGAAAATCCCGAAAAATAGACATCCATAAGCTAATATGGGAAAAATATTTTCCTGTGGCTTTTGCTATGGGAATTACGATAGAAGAATTTAAGCACATGACACCTACAGAATTTGAATACTGCCTAAAAGGTTACAAAATACGGAGAAACGCACAGAACATAGACTTATGGACGTATGCTATAACCTATCTTATCCCGGCAATCAAATTCGGTGTTAGAAGTGGAGCTTGGGGAAAAGATAAGGTAGATTTCCCTAGTGAACCTATCAGCTTGAATAATAACGAAGAACCAACAGAAGATGAGATCGAGAGAAAACGAAAAGAATTTGCACTGCAAATGAAAACGATGAAGGCTAATTGGGATTTAACTCACAAAAAAGGGTAATAAGACAATAGTTTTATTGCCCTTTATTTTTTTATAAAAAGGCAGGTGCAAGGCGTGGAATTAGATTCATTAGAGATAAAAATACAAGCGACAGCAACTAAAGCGAATAATGCTATCGACAATATGATAACAAGACTTGAAAAACTGTCGGGGACATTAAACAGTATTAATGGCACATCCCTATCCGGGCTTGCGAATGGTGTTAATAGACTTGCGACAGCAATGCAGACGATGAAAAATGTCGGAACGGCAGATTTCACAAGGCTTGCCAAGAATATCACAAAATTAGGCAGTATAAACACTGTCTCATTGAACAATACGGCTAGTTCATTATCACATATTACAAGGGCATTTAGCAATTTAGCAAATGTCCCCCAAAATGCCGCAAGTATAGGCACACTTGCACAAGGAATAAGCAGACTTGGAAGCAAAAGCGTTCAAAATGCGACAGTTAATATTCCGAGACTTACAGCAAGCCTTATAACAATGCTACAACAGTTGTCAAAAGCACCGGCGGTAAGTAACGGAGTGATAAGACTTGCGGATTCGCTTGCTAATCTTGCAGCCCAAGGAAGCAGAGTTAATACGGCTTCTGCAAGCCTTCAAGGTTCACTAAACAACACAAACAAAGCTGCAAAGAGAACCCATAAAGGAGTAAAAAGCCTTGCTTCTATTTTTGGTTGGGTTATAAGAGGTATGAAAAGCCTTTGGAAGTCTATAGAAAGTACCGCAGACTACATAGAGGCATTTAACTACAAAGCCGTAGCTTTCGGGAAAATAGGCTCTGAATGGGGCAAAGAGTATGAGAAGTACGGATATGACAATGCAGAAGCTTATGCAAATAGTTTTTCAAAAAGAGTTGATGAACTCTTAGGGAAATTATCCGGGTTAAGCGTAGATGTTAAAGGTGGATTAATTAAAGCTGATTCTGCTAAAAACCTTGGGCTTAACATACAAGAGATAACACAGTATGCTTCGCAGTTAGCTTCTGTCACTAACTCATTAGGGCAGACAGGCGAAGCAACAACAGCAATAACAAAGTCAATGACAATGTTAGCAGGCGATATAAGCTCACTTTTTAACGTGGACTATTCAACAGTAGCCACAAACTTACAAAGTGGCTTAATCGGGCAGTCAAGGGCATTGTATAAGTATGGTATTGATATTACCAATGCCACATTAGCAACATACGCTTATAACTTAGGGATAACTAAGAGCGTAAGTGAAATGTTGCAAGCTGAAAAACAACAATTAAGATTTATTGCAATTCTTGACCAGTCTAAGGTATCTTGGGGCGACTTAGCAAACACTATCAACAGCCCTAACAATATGCTTAGACAGTTCAAGACAAATTTGTCTGAAACAGGAATGGTATTAGGACAAATCTTTGTTCCAGTATTGCAAAAAGTAATGCCTGTTGTAAATGGCGTAACAATAGCTTTCAAAAGGCTTCTTGTCAGTATTGCTCAATTTGCAGGGGTTAAGATTGACTTTGAGAGCTTCGGACAGAGCGGCTATAAAGATACAACAGACGGATTGGAAGATATTTCGGATGGCTATGACGGAGTAGCTGAAAGTGCGAAAAAAGCAGCTATTTCTCTTATGGGGTTTGATGAAGTCAATAAACTTTCCGAAAATAGTGATAGTAGCGGTAAAAACGCAGGAACCGGGGATATTGACTTAACAGATAAAATTGTCGAAGCCGCAAGCGAATACGAAAAAGTATGGCAGAAAGCCTTTGACAATATGAACAACAAGGCTAATGAATGGGCGGATAAGTTTGAAAGCAAACTTTATTTCCTTAAGAACATAGGCAAATTAATTGCCAATGGCGAATATTATAAAGCCGGAGAAACGATTGCTAAAAAACTTAGCAATGGTATTCACTCTTTTGGGTGGGACAAGACAGGAACATTCATTGGGAAAAGCATTACCAATACATTGGATTTAGTTGCCGGATTCACGAATAATTTTAATTGGAAACGGCTTGCAAGTGACCTTACTTCTTTAATTAACAATGCAATAAAGAATATAAAGCCTAAGAGTTTCGCAAGTGCTATTAACGGCATTTTAAATGGAATATGGGATTTTGTAACAACCTTTTTTAAGACACTTAATTGGAAACAGTTTGCTAGCTTTATCGGGCGACTCTTACAAGAAATTGATTGGGGAACTGTAGCAAAAATAGGACTTGCAGTAGGAATGGGTAAGTTGGCAAAGACGGCCGCAACAAGTTTCTTTAGCGGTTTTAAAGCTCAAATGTCGGTTGGTAATCTGGTGAGTGGAATTGGAAGCGTAGCCACTTACGCAGGCTCAAAGGTAGGAAGTGCATTTATGAGTGGACTTACTTCTCCACTTATGGCAATCCCGGCAATTACGGCAACAATTTTAATTGGGGAAAACGATTATTACAGTAGACTTGCTGAACTTTATGAAAAAGCTAGAGGAGAAGTCGATGAAACAACACAGAAGTTTGTTGATGACATTAACACCTCGAATGACAAAATAAAGGAACTTGCTGACGGAATTTACGATTCATTCCAAAAAAATGATACCACCACACAAGCTGACAAACTCAAAATAATAGCAGATAAATACTTTGAGTTAGCGGATGGTGCTGACAAGAGTACAGAAGCCTTAAAGAAACTTGATGAGTACAAAAAAATACTTATCGAAGAGGGCGGAGAACGGTTCAAAACAATACTTGAAGATGAAAATAGCAGTTTAGATGACCAGAAAGAGAAGATTTACGATGTCATAGACGCATTGAAAGCAAAAGGTTTACAGGAAGCTGCATCAAAGGGAATAACCGAGACAACAGACCTCATTATGGAACAGCGTAACACTTATGACAAAAGCAAGAGTGAAACGAAAAAAGCACAACAGAAAGCGGTTAATCTTCAAGCTGAATATCAGATTGGGCAAGACCAAATGAGGACATACCTTGCCGAACATTACAAATATGGCAATTTTCAACCTATATTAAGTAAAGACGGCAAAAAAGTCATTCAAGACACGGCAGAAGTAGCAAATAAGTTTTGGGATATGTACGACAAGTACGCAGATGAAGCATTCAACGAGACATTGCCAAACGGACTTAGAAAGTCGGATAAGAAAATAGCAGAAATAACTGCTAGTAGTAAAAACGTAGGAAAGCAGTGGCGAGACGCTACTGCAAACTACGAAGCACTTAACGAAAAATACAGGGAAAGTGCAGACGTATTGGCAAATCTTGAGACACAACTTGATTATTATACCTCTATTGCAAGCGGAGCAATAGACACCCAAACATCGTTATATGCTTATCAAGAGCAAAAAGCCAGCGATACAAAGACACGTTATAAGGAATTAGCTGAAAATATAACAAGTGTAAGTGACGTTTTGAAAAATACAGATGCCACTAGCCAAACAGTTTCAAGCAAAATGGAAGAAGGCTTTAATCCAAGTAAATGGAAAGGAATAGGAACAACTTCCGTAAGCAATTACATCAGCGGAATAGGAGACCCTGCTAAGACACAGTATGGTGTTCAAGTGGCACAACAGGTAGCAGATAAAATAGCAGGACCATTTAACACAAAATCAGAATTTGCAAGCTATGGTAAATACAGTATTCAAGGTTATCTTGAGGGATTAAAAGCCGAATGGGGTAACAGAGTTAAGAAAGGCTTAGAAACTGTTACAGATGGAATTAAGAATATCTTCAAAAAAGGATTTAAAATTTCTTCTCCATCAAAACTTTTCAAGCAATATGGTAAGTGGACACTTGAAGGATATGACATAGGTTTTGAAAATCAAGCTAGAGAAACCTACCAGATGGTAACAGGTTGGAGCGACAAGATTGCTAGTGTTCCTGAAAGCCTTGGAGAATATAATGCGGACTATTCTGCTAGTTACAGCAATGAAGTTACCGCTGAATACAGTTCGTCAGAACAGGTGGCACTTATGCAAGAACAGAACCGCCTTTTAAGAGAACTACTTAACAAGGAAACTGTAATTGTTCCGAATGAAAACGGAATCTTCAACACTGTCAGAAAACAGGCTAATGAGTATGTCAGACAAACAGGCGACTTGCCTTGGACAGTATAAAGGAGGAATAGGATGTTTTTAGAAATTAATGATGTGGATATTTCGCCTTATATTAAGTCCTTGCAGCCAAGTCACGAATCAATATGGAACAGCAAGGCAGGGCGAAGCATAGACAGTGAAGCAACGTTTGTCGGAAGAATTGTGGCGAGGAAATGGAAGCTACAAGCAAAAACGATACCTTTATCACAAGAAAAGGTAGCCAAGATAGTCGGATTGTTAGAGCAGTCCGACTTTTTTAGTGCAAAATTCATCCCAACAAATGGAACTGATTTTATTAAAAAGAATTTTTATGTCGGCTCTATCAGTACACCGGTTTACAGCTACAACAGTGAATTGTCAAACGTAAGATACAGTGAATTATCATTCGACATTATAGAAAGGTAGGCAAATGAATATGGCTTATACAAACTCACAAATTGCAAAAATGTACAATGACATTCAGGCAATCAAAAAATACAAATTTAAGGCGAATACGGCTTTTACAATAATAAAAAATGCAAAGGTGCTTAAAAATGCCATCGAGCTTTTTGATGAAGCAAGACACAACCTCTTGGAAACGTATGCTGAAAAAGATAAAGCAGGGAATGCAAAGATTGAAAATGGCAATTATGTTATTTCCAATAAAGAGGAATTTGCAAAGGAGTTCATATCTTTGCAAAATGCCGAACAGGACATAGATTTCTCAAAAATCAAACTGTCGGATATTTCAGAAATTGAGATAGAAGCAGAATTAATGGAGACAATGAGCGAATTTATTGAAGAGTAGGTGGTTGAATGTATTCTACAAGTGAAGCATTAACAAACGCAATTATTAACGGCGAACCAATTAACAAAGAATTACGATTACTTGACAGCGACGGAGTGGTTATTAAAACCATTAAGTCGCTTAAATTATATAGTGGAAGCAACAGCACAAGCAGAATACAGATAGGTTCGACCAATTCTTCTTACATAGAAGCAAGTATTGAATATGACAAGGTTCTTGCAAACAGAGAAATGGCATTATACTGCGGCATTGATAGTGAAATGATACCAATGGGTATATATAAGATAATGCAAGAGCCGACAGAAGATGACGGAATAATTTCATTCAAAGCCTATGACAGAATGAGACTTCTTGACAAGTTATATGAACCAAAAGTGGCTATTCCCAACAGCTTTAAAAATGTTGTGGATGACATTGCTAAACAATGCGGCGTTACAGTAAATTTCAGTTACACCGGTGGAACTGTCAGAAATTACATTAAAGGATATACCTGCCGAGAAATGATAGGGTACATCGCTTCTATGCTTGGAGAGTTTGCCTACTTTGATAGACAAGGTGTGCTTAATTTTGGTTGGTACGCCTGGGGAAAACCGGTCGAAAAAACACTTAGCTCATTTTGGAGTTTAAAAAAAGACAGCAATAATTACAAAGTAACAGGCGTTGAGTTTATTGCAAACAGCGACACAAGATGGCTTGCAGGCAGTGAACCTAATATCATTTATTGCTCTAACCCTCTTGCAGACCTAAAAGACGCAGAAAATGTTTATTACGGACCTATGAAAGACTTAACGTACCGCCCGGCAGAAATCAGTATGCTTGACGATATTCGCCTTGATGTGACAGACGTTGTTAAAGTGACATTACTTGACGGAACCACAATAGAAGTACCTTGTATGACACTCAATCAAGATTTTACCGCAAGCGAAACAAAAGTCAAAGCAGTAGGAAATGCCGACGGAGAAGCAAGTAATTATTCGGGACCACTTACAACGGCAATGGACAGATTGACAACTGACTTGTTATTGACAAACAGAGTGGTTGCGACCAAGGTTGACGCCGAATGGGTAAGAGCTAACACAGTAACAGCAGACAAAATAACAGCTATACAGGCTGAAATCGACGAAATAAATGCAAACAACATCACTACTGATAACTTGTCTGCAAATGTGGCTAAACTTGGTTATCTGACAGCAGATAGTGCCGTAATCAAAGGAAAATTAGACGCAAGTGAGTTATCTGCAGAAGTTGCAAAGTTAGGTTATTTGACCGCTGATAGTGCTGTGATTAAGGGCAAGTTAGATACTAGCGAATTATCGGCAGAAGTAGCAAAACTCGGCTACTTAACGGCGGATAGTGCGGTCATAAAAGGAAAGTTAGATACGAACCAATTATCAACAGAGGTTGCAAAGTTAGGCTATATGACAGCAGATGAAGCGGACATAAAGTATGCCAATATCAAACTCACAAACATTGAAACCGCAAACGTGGCTACATTGCTTGCAAATGTTGGATTGATTGACCGTGCAACCGTAGTTGAGGGACATATAACAGGCTTTCTTGACAGCGTAGAGGTAAATGCAAACAAGATAACCGCAGGAACACTTGTTGCGGATAGAATACTTCTCAAAGGTTCGGAAAATGGATTGCTTTACGCACTTAATAACCTTGGCGAACTGACAAGCACTACGGTTGACAGCTTAGACGGATATGTACTTACCGACCGAACAATCAATGCGGATAAGATAGTCGCAAGTAGCATAACAGCAAATGAACTTGATGTTGAGAATATATTCGCTGATAATGCGGTAATCTCAACGATTACTTCGCAAGAAGCATTTATCAATGCTATCAGTACGAACAGTGTGGTTGTAGGTGCAAAGAAAACCGCTGACGAGATTAAAGAGAATATCTACAGTCCGAACACCACCACGATTGACGGTGGGAAAATTACAACCAATTCTATAAAAGCTAAACAGATTGACGTTACTAACTTGTTTGCACAAGACATTACCGCAAGTGGCACAATTACAGGTGCTAAACTGTATGGTACATATCTTGAATCGACAAGCGGCAAAATTGCAGATTTCAACATTACGGAAAATGGTTTTTCAAGAGAACTTGATTGGGTAGACCAATGGAATAGTAGTGCCGCAGGCATAACAGGAAGTTACAAGGCTTGGTGTGAAATAACTCCAAACGGAAGCGGACAAATTAACATCGGTGCAGGGGTAGGAACTTTTACTTACAAATGTCCGACTATCAGATGTGGGTATTATGATAGAAGCCAAGACGGAAAAACTGTAACAAAAATAACGTCTTTTGAAACAGATATGATGGGGATTAGCACAAATTACTTTAAAGCAGACAAGATTATTAGCGACTTAATCCCAATTCCAGCAACAGACAATGTACCTACTCCGCCTGAGTATAGGGCAACTTTTCCTAATCTTGGCTCTCCACAACAAACTTGGCAAAATTTATATGTTAAAAGTATATATGTTAAGGCAGGTATAGGAGATGCAGGAGATGAAACAACAGGAAATATTGAGGCTTCTGGCAAAATCACAGCACAAGGCGACGTTATTGCAGGACTTGGAACGGATAAGCAGGTTAGCTTACAAGGGTTAAAAGATACAACTACTCAAATAAGAGGCAAGTCTATTTTCAGTATTAATAATTATGGCACAGGAGCGTCAAAAAAAGGTAGTTCAGTATCGCTTTGGAAAGATAGTGCAACCCTTAATCATGGGTTTTACATTGCGATTATATCGGCAGTAATATCAACAAATACTGGCACTAGCCGTATTGAATTATTAGCCAACGGCAATGCACTTGTGGCTGCGCGTACAAATTCAACCACTTATGAAAGAGTGCTTGCAGTACATAATTTTGGTGTTAGTGGTGAACAAAGTTTTAATTTTGAATTAGTAGCAAAAAGCCAAGACGCTAGCTCAACTGTTACTGTTCCTGGTTATAGGACCTATAGTGTCTTGATATTCAAAATTGGTTAGAAAGGCGAAGCAATGAAAGCAATAATCAATGAAAAGTTATACGATACAACAACATCAGAAGTTATTTACATAGGCGATATGGAAGCCTTGTATAAAACCAAAAATGGGGCTTATTTCAGAACTTCGAGTGAGGGAATACAACCTATGGGAATTGAAGAAGTCAAGGAATATCTCGGAATTAAAGACGTAGACGCTTACATTAAAGAATTTGGTTCTGTAGATATTGCATAAGGTAAAGGAAAGGAGACTTAATTATGTCAAGAATTTTAAGAACTGGAGAAAATCAGATAACACAATCTTACAAACAGCATTATGATAAAGTTCATTCAGGAAATGGATGGGCTATCGGTATTGACGTTGTAAAGAAAACCAACCAGTGCGATAGCATTATCGCACATACTGACGGAACAGTTATCAAAGTAATGGATAAAATGACAGGAACGAATTGCGTTCATGACCCAGAGGGAATGGGTTATGGTAATTATGTTATGATAGAGCATAAGGACAACTATGTTACCTTGTACGCTCACTTAGGAAGCGTAGCCGTTAAACAAGGGCAGAAAGTGGCTAAAGGAACTGTTATCGGGTATATGGGTAACACAGGATTCAGTTATGGAGCACACGTTCATTTTGAGGTTAGAAAATATAAGAGCCTTAACGTAACTATCGGTATTCACGATACAAGGAACTTCGATTGGCTTAATCCTGAACCTTACCTTGACGCAGATTTGCCAATTACAGAAGCAAGTAAAAATGTTGTAGGTTTCTTAGACGTTGCTAAAATGGATGGCAAGGATAGGCTGTTTGTCAGCGGATGGGCTTATGGTGGAAGTGGGGATGTCAAAATCAAAATATCCAAAGCTGGTGTGAACTATTATCTTTATGATATAAAAGCTAATCAGTCAAGAATAGACGTATTAGAAGCAGGTTATCCAACCGACAAGGTAGGCTTTAGCGATACTTGCCCGGTTGCATTAGCTGACGGAACATACAATGTAGAAGCCTACGTTGATAACGTTAAGTTGACAAACACGAAGCAGATTACAGTTAAGAGAGAGCTTGCAAGATACAGCTATGCTTCTTATCCTAGTACAAGCAATGACTATTACAGGGTTAGAAGCTCGTTTCATAACGAAAAATCAAGCAAGGGTTCGTTCCACTCATTCGCATTAGCATTTGATGAATGGGAAAGAAACAAGGATAAAGGCTATCACATCTATGACAAGTCAGGCAGACAGCTTGATTAATTGCAAAATAAAAGATGTTGTGTCGAAACTTGCGAATTGAACCGCCTTTAATCGGTTTTGTAAACGTGATAAATTAAAAAAGTCCTCTAAGGGACAATTTCAAGTTCTGGTGGGGCAATATTTGATTGGCGTTGGTATTGCCCCTAAAAAGAAAAGGTAAGGAGATTCCCTTACCTTTAATTTATGATTGCTTCTTCCTAAAGTGACAATACAAAGAGGTTGCAATCCCTAATAAAGAAGAAACTATAATCATATAAAACCCGGCTGTTCTTTCGATTGGTGGGGTTGTGCCAATAGCATTGAATAATTTTTCGGCTTCCGGGCTATATCCTATTCCTGCCGAAGAAAAAACCAATGCACAGATAAAACTAAAAACTGCACCGATAGGAGCTTCTTTATATAAGAACATAAATGCAGCCAATCCGGCTATAAGGCAACAACATCCCTCCGGAATGGATATTTTAAAAAGGTTGTAGCTTATTCCCAATGTTTTAGCAAACGGAACAAGTGTGCCAATGATTATTAAAGCACAAAGAAACATTCCGAAGTAACTTGCTATCTTATATTCTTTCTGATTATACTTTTCCTTTGAATAATGAATAGTGCAATACGGACATTGCATATATGTTTCTTTTCTGATTACAGCCCCGGTATAATCTTTAATTTCTCTTTCGTATGTGTGCATTTTATTCCCACATCTTTCACATATCATATCATCCATATAAACCTCTCCTTAGTCTTTTATAAAGTAAACTGTCGAAACTTGCGATTTGTTTATCATCGCAATAAAAACAGTTATGATATATTTATAAAGTAAATTATATGACAGCATTTTACTATTGACAATATAGAACATTTGTTCTAATATTAGGCTATCGCTATTTAGTTGTATTTTGGGAGGGTTGAAATGGAAAAAGAAGAATACAAATGTCAAATTATTACAATGATTGAGCAATGCAATAATCGCAGGTGGCTTAGTACCATATATGAGTTTATTAAAACATTACTTAACAGATAAGAAAAAGCCAAGGGTTTGCGCATTGCCCTTGGCTTTTCTTTACTTGTTTTCAGAGATTAAATCAATTAATTTCTCTAATTCGTTCCAACCCTTGTCATCTAATCGGGCAAGAGCCGAAATCAATCGGCGACGGAAATCACTTTCGTTAGTTCTTATGACTTCCCCAAGTAATTTTGAAATTTCTTCATCCTTAGAAACAGGGCTCATCATTTCTCCATTACCGGTTCGCAGCCATTCTTCGTTAATGTTAAATTCTCTACATATTGAAACAATGACGGCGGCAGTCGGATTTCGCAATCCTAATTCATAGTTCCCGATAGTATTTCCCTTAACACCAATTCGGTTTCCAAATTCCGTTTGCGTTAATTTTACTTCTTTTCGAATCTGCCTTATTCGGTCTTTCATGTTCTTTACCTCCTTTCGAGATAAATATATCAGAAAAATCCCACATAGTCAAGAAAAAAGTATTGACAAACTCTTCTTTGTGGGATAGAATAATCACATAGTCAACAAAGGAGGTGGAATACATGAGCGAAAAAGAAAGACAGATAGTTGAAAAACTAAAAGACGCAATCCCGAAAATGTCAGAGTTTGACAAGGGATATATTCTTGGCAAGGCAGAAAGCCTCGCCGACGGCTCGGAAGAAAAAAAAGAAAAGGAGTAAATATATGGAATTACAGATTTTTAACAATGAAGAGTTCGGAGAGGTTCGGACAATTACTAAAGATGATGAGCCTATGTTTTGCTTGGCTGATGTATGTAAGGCATTGGAAATATCAAATGTAGGAAATGTTAAGCAGAGGTTATCTGAAAAGGGTATCCATACTGCGGATACCCCTACCAAAGGTGGATTGCAGAAGATGATCCGTCAATCCGTAAGAATGGCGGCTACATAGCAGGGCAGGAAACATTATCTGATGAAGAACTTATGGCAAAAGCACTTCTTGTAGCTAATAACAAGATAGCTGAAAGAGATAAGATAATTGAACAGAAACAGGCAAGAATTGAACAGATGAAACCTAAAGAGATTTTTGCAGATGCCGTAGCAACAAGCCATACATCAATCCTTGTCGGAGATTTAGCAAAGTTAATTTGTCAGAACGGCTATCAGATAGGGCAGAAACGATTATTTGATTGGTTGAGAGCTAATGGTTATCTTATCAAGCGCAAGGGCGCAGAATGGAATATGCCAACGCAGAAGTCTATAGAAATGGGCTTATTTGAAATTAAGGAAAGCACTCACATAAACGGTAGTGGATGTAATGTGACTACTAGAACCCCAAAGGTAACCGGCAAAGCACAGGTCTACTTTGTTAATAAATTCTTGAAAGGAGCCAAGAATGAAACAGCCTAAAACCTTGACAAGAGATTTGAAAATTGCCGCATCTGCCTATGGACTTATTCCTAGTCAATGGATGTTACTTAAAGATGATGGTGGAAGCTATGTAACACTTATAAGCAAAGACGGCAAGAAGCAGAAAACGATTGATAGATATGCAAGGGCAAAGAAAAGATGAATAAAAGAAAAGCAATAATTAATGTTTCCGCAGCTGTGCTTGTGATTATTCCCATTGCGATAGGGAAGATAAAAGCAACCAAGGCAACAATTTCTACCGAAAATGAAACAGTTGCTTGTGAGATTGAAACGGAAACTTTTGAAACTGAAAAAATAACGGAATATTTTACTCCGGAATATGACTTAGGGATTGAAAAAGACAAGTACAGTTTTATTCCGTTAAGCAAGAGCGACAGAGAAATAATAAGAAGCTCCTGTGAAAAATACAACATTGACTATGACTTAATGTTAGCTGTAGCAAAACAGGAAAGCTGTTATCAGATGTCAGCATACAATCCTATATCCGGGGATTATGGAATGTTTCAGATTAATGCTAAAACTTGGAATATGACAGCTAATGAGAATGGCTTGTATAACTACAAGTATTCCCTTAAAGATAATTCCGAGATGGCTTGTTACATTATGAGCCTTTGTATGGAAGAAGCTAATGGGGACACCCGGATTGCTTTGAACTACTACAGAACAGGAACACCTAATGCAAAGTATGAAGCAGAAAGCGACTATGCAAGCATTATTTTAGAAGAATTGGAAAAAATAAGGAGAATGAGGAATGATAATAACAGATTTTAACGAAATGCCAGTTGGAGACTTGGAGAAAATCTCACAGGGACTGCCTATTAGTTTTGTAATTGAAGATGGCAAAATAACCAAGGCAGAAAGGAGAGAAGAATGAATAACGCAAGAATGTCCGGAACAATGACAACTCCCCCTTATTTGCTTTGGACGGCAAATGGAGAAGAATTTTATACTTTTGACATATCGGTCAAGAGAGATAGTGGGATTTACGATATGGTTCCTGTAATAATCAAAAAAGATAATCTTATCGACAGCACCGATGACAGGGTAACTATTAACGGAGAAATCAGAAGCAGAAATTCTGACGGACACCTGTTAGTGTACTTTTACGCAACGGAAAGTATGATTTATTCAGGAATTGATGAAAACGTAGTTGCTCTTGAGGGAATTGTGTGTATCAAGAAAGAAATCAGAGAAACCCTTTTTTCAAAAAAGAAAATTACCGATTTCTCACTTGCTGTTGACAGAAAATATAATTGGAAATCCGATTATATCCCTTGCATAGCTTGGGAACACAGTGCGGAAGTAATTAATGATGATATTGCCGTAGGCACAGGAATTGGAATTACAGGCAGATTTCAGTCAAGGGATTATATGAAGAATGGTGAAAAGAAAACAGCCTTTGAAGTATCAGTTATGAACCTTGAATGGTAGAAAGGATAGTTTATGGAATTAAAAAAAGTAGTGCTTGAAAACTTTATGTGTTATGCACACGCAGAATTTGATTTTTATGCCATTACAAAGATTATGGCTAAGAATGGTAAGGGCAAGTCAACTATTGCCACGGCTTATCTGTGGTGCTTGTTTAACTGTGATTATGAGTTAAAGGATAATCCGGTTGTTAGACGAGAGGTTGACGGAAAGCCTGTTGATGATATGGATACAAGTGTTGAACTTATACTTGATGTTGATGGAAAAGAAATAACTATGAAGAAAGTACAGGTCCGTACATACAACAAGGATAAGACAGGTTATAAGGATGATAACTCATATTACATTAATGATGTGAGAAAAAATCTTAAGGATTTCAACGCATATCTTGATGTTGATATGAATGTATTTAAGATGTGCAGTAATGTAAATGCTTTTCTTAATCAGAAGCCGGCAGAAATGAGAGAATACTTATTTGGTCTTATAGGAGATGTTACAGACCTTGATATAGCTTCACAGAAAGCTGAATTAGCCGAGTTAGTTCCTTTATTAGAGAAGTATACAACAGAGGAATTATCTGCCATGAATAAGGCTACCAAGACCAAAATTACAAAGGATTTACCTATTCTTGATGGACAGATTAAGGAAAAGGAAAGAGATATACAGCTTAAACAGGCTATTGATGTATCTGACCTTGAATTACAGAAGAACAGCCTTAAAGAACAGATTGCTGATTGTGTGGCGAAGCAGACTGACAATGACAAGCTGATAGCTGAATATGATAAGGTTAGTTCGGATATTCTCAATCTTAAATTTGAGCTTAGTGATATGTCACGCAAGACTAATGAGGACAATATTAAAGCTAGAAGAGGCCTTGAATCACAGATTAATAACCTTAGTTATGTGATTGAGGATAGTAAGAAGTCAATCAGCAATGCAGAGAATGTGGTTCAGTTTGATAAAGACAAGATAGCTGGATATCAGAAAACACTTGATGATAGCAGAACCGAATGGAAAGCTGAAAAAGAGCGTGTATTTGACGAGAATAACCTTATTTGCCCTTATTGCAAACAGGAATACCCAGAGGATAAAAAAGAGGAATTAAGGGCAGATTTTAAGGCACATAAAGAAACCAAACTTAACAGAATTACCGATAAGGGCAACACAGCTAAGAAAATGCTTGATGAAGTCAAAGGATTGTTAGTTGAAGCTGAACAGGAATTGGCTGATAGAAAGCAGAAGTTAGAAAAACATTTAGTAGATTTAGCAGATCTTAAAAAGCAGTTATCAGAACTTCCACAGGAAATTGATGTATCAGCCACCGAAGAATACAAGGCACTTGAACAGAAGATTGCCGAAAAGGAACAGGCTATGCACAAGGCTAATGATATTTCAGTAGTTAAGGCTGAATTAAAGGCACAGAAAACAGATTTAAGGCAGCAGTTAGCAGAATGCGAAAGCCAGATTGTAAAGTCTGATACGGCAGCAGATGAACAGCGACTTGAAGAATTAAAGCAGACAAGGATTGATTCTGAACAGAATAAGGCTAATGCCGAGAAAATCCTTGATTTGCTTGATGAATTAGACAAAGCAAAGAATGAAGCCTTGACAGAAGCGGTAAACAGTCATTTCGGGTTGGTTAAGTGGCAGTTGTTTGAATATGCTAAGAACGGCAATTACAAGAGTTGTTGTATACCTACAGTTGACGGAAAGAGCATTTTAACAACTATGTCTAACAAGGGCAACAGGATTTTAGGCAGAGTTGACATTTGTAATAGCATTCAGAAGATTAGCGGTATATCAGTACCTATTATCTTAGATGATTCTGAAAGCCTTAGTACAGATAATCAGAAGAAAGTAGCTGAAATGGTTGATAGTCAGTTGATTATGCTGATTGTTAATGATAGTGAGAAATTAGAGATTGTGGAGGGATAATATGACGAAATTAAGAGTTTGGCATAATTGCCAAGTGGGAGCGGTCGAAAACTTTTATGTCGAAGTTGAAAGCATTGAACAGGCTTGGAAAATCCTTAATACATTATGGGATTATGATTTATTTCAGTACGAAAACAACATAAAGCCGGATTACTGTAACGCTTCCGGACTTGAGTATTTTGATGAGGAAGAACAGGAATGGTGTGAGTGGTACGACGATGACGGATTGGATATAAAAGAACATTTTGAAGAAAGTGAGGAATAATTATGATTAAAGCAGAAGACGGAAAAATTATAATTGAAGGCAGAAGAGACAAAGTTTTAGTGGAGGTAACTACTATTTTGCATGTGCTTAAAGAGTTAGTTTCAGAAGAAGAGTACAAAGCAGTGATTAGACTTGCTGATAAAAGCAAGGAACAGGTAAGTGACGAAATTGAGAAAATGAAAGAAAAAACAGAGAAAATAAGAGAAGAACTCAAAAAGTTACTTGGATTATAGGAGGATTAATTATGGCAGAGAATACAGCAGTTGCGGAAAAGAAAGAAGCTGAAAGCAGAGAGCTTGTAGCAAAAGATTTTACAGAGGAAATGGTTGTGAAAATCAAGCAGAAAGAGAAATTTGGCTTGACATTTCCTAAAGATTACAACTATACAAATGAGCTTATGTCGGCAATGCTTATCTTACAGGACACACAGGATATGAATAAGAAGCCTGTATTACAGAGCTGCACAAGGGCAAGTATCGAAAATGCACTTATTGAAATGGTAACAGACGGATTATCAATAAGAAAGAAGCAGTGTTACCCTGTCGCTTATGCGGGCAAATTAAGCTGTCAGCCGTCTGTTTATGGCGCAACTTGTCTTGCTAGAAGATATGGGCTTAAAGACATTAATGCATCAGTTATTTATAAAGGGGATGTATTCAAGTACCACAAGGAGGATGCAAAGACAATTATTGATTGCCACGAACAGAGCTTTGAGAATATCGACAATGACAAGATTGTTGGTGCTTATGCGGTAGCGATTATGGGAAATGGTGAGAAGATTGCAGAAGTTATGACTATGGCGCAGATAAAGACCGCTTGGAAACAGGGATACGGATATAAGGAGACCGGAAACGGAGTTCATCAGAAATTCGCAGACCAAATGGCTATGAAAACTGTTAAAAATAGACTTCTCAAAGCTATCAACAATACTCATAGCGGTTTTGGTAAAGAAGATGATTACGAGGAAATCAGCCACGAAGAAATGCTCGAACAAGATGTTGCCTACGATATTGAGCAGAATGCAAACACAGTAGATTTTGACGAGGACAACATAATTGATGTAGAGCCGGCCGACACAGCCGACAAGCAGTCAGAGGAACTACCGCCGTTCATGCAGAGTGAGGAGGGCTGATATGAGAGTAATTTCACAGGACGGAACAATAGATGTTCCTTATGATTATTTTTCATTATCTGTAGCTAGTGGGAAATATGAAGATGTGGAAGTAGCATATATCTATTGCCACAATTTATCATCACCGAATGGCACAAAGTTGGCTGAATATTCCACCGAAGCAAAGGCAATTAAGGTTATGGAAATGCTTAGAGAAGCATATATCGGTATGCCTATCGTAATGCAGAATGTTGATATTTCAGACGATGTAGCAAAGGAATTTGAAAGATTAAAGAAATGTGGCATTATGGCGCGAGTAGAAAATCAGCCGTCAAAAGTAGATTTTATCAACAATGCTGTCTTTCAGTTTCCACAGGATGATGAAATCGAGGTGTGAGTATGTACAAAGATATGTCACTAATACTGAAAGACGGACAAGTTGGAGATTTTAAACTCCAGCATTACGAAATTTCAGATAATAACTTTTATGCGATTGTTCGTTGTGGGATACCACCTGGAAAATATATAAGACTTATCAACAGATGTGATTGCGTAATGTCAGACACACCTATGGAAAAGGAAACAAATAGAGATTTTGTTCGCAATGCACACGGAAATGTCCTTATTGGTGGACTTGGAATAGGTCTTATTATTCTTGCAATACAGGATAAAGAGGATGTTAAGCAGATAACAGTTGTTGAGAAAAACCGTGAAGTCATTGAACTTGTCGGAAAGCAGTTACCGCTTAATTCCAAAGTAAACATTGCGAATGATGATGTGTTTGAATATAAGCCACTGATTAAGTATAACACGATTTATATGGATATATGGAACTATATTAACGAGGATGTTTACAACAAACAGATGAAACCTTTAATAAATCGCTACAGGAAATATTTAGTTCCTAAAGCCGAAGATGAAAACAGGTATATTGATTGTTGGTGTAAAAGACAGGCTAAAAACGGAGAACGCATATGAAACTTAAATGTATCGCAACTGGAAGTACAGGAAATTGCTATCTGCTAACTTCCGACAGTGGAGAAACACTTATCCTTGATTGCGGAATACCGATTAAGGAGATTAAAAAAGGCTTAGATTGGAATATAAGGGGGATTAAGGGTGTGATTATAAGTCACACCCACCTACCCTAGACCATAGCAAGTCAGTAAACGATTTTAAGTCAATGGGAATACCGATTTATGCACCATATTTGAAGATTGATTATATGTCAATGAATATAGGCGAATTCACAGTAAAACCTTTTGATTTAACAACAATAGACGGAAATTGGACACACACACACGCAAACGGCGAGCCTTGTCCGATATTCGGCTTTCTGATTACACACAAAGAAATGGGAAGAATGCTTTATATAACCGATTGTGAACTAATCAAATGGAAGTTTAGAGACATAAACCATATTCTCTTAGGCGTGAATTATGACAAGGATTTAATTGACAGGGATAACGCAGGCAAAGCTAATCACGTTTTCAGAGGTCACTTATCCATTGACACAGCTTGTGATTTTGTCAAGGCAAATTATTCAGATAACTTGCAGAACGTCATAATGTGCCATCTATCAAGTGAAAATTCTGATAGTGATAGTTTTATCGAGAAGATGAAGAAAGTTGCTTGTGGGGCGAATGTAGATGTTGCAGTTGCAGGGAAAAGTTGGGATTTGAAAAATCCTAGCGAGTGTCCGTTTTAGAAAGGAAATTATATATAATGGCAAATAAATTATATGAGTTATTTCATCCAGAAGTAAAGTTACAAAATAAGCGATTGTCCGGCAACGACCCTTGTATAGATTGTGTTAATGTTCATAGGTATCATAGAGGAACTGCATTAGAGACCAAGATATTAGTCAAAGAAAAATGCAATGGCTGCATGAAAAAGATACAATATGATGTTGACTGTATGGACAAATTAAGATGGTATGAGGATAACGATGAAAAGGTTTCTGCTATGGAACAAAAGGATAGAGATATATATGATTGCGGAGTGAAATGTCCTGAATATTTACACAATGGCATTCCTGTTTTTTATCCTGATGGATGGTCTTAATAAATACAATAACAATGCAAATTGAAAGGAAACAGAAAGGAGCAGTAATGCTGATATTAGCTTTTTATATCATATTTATTATCATTATATTTTTTGCAACGCTTGGGGACTATGATAATGTTGCAGTTACTCCAAAGCAGATATATGAATGTACAAACCTTAACATTTTTGCTTGTACATTGATATTTATAATTGCATTTGTTTTAAACCCCTTATTTTTTATATTGCATTTTATTGATTGGGTGATGCATTTTGGCAGAAAGGAGCAGTAATGGAGAGATTAACGGAAAGCAGAAGATGGTTCGAAAGAGTAAGCATACGGACGAAAAATCAGCAATTGATTGACAAGTTAGCATATTATGAAGACTTAGAAGAACAGGGCAGGCTTATCAAGCTGCCTTGCAAGGTGGGAGATACAGTTTATCATGTTGTGCAAGGAAGAATCGTTGAGGTTTCTAATGTTGATTTGTTTTTCTTATTGTTATCGGTTGTTGAGAACAGGTTTAATAATTCGGTTTTTCTAACAAAATCCGAAGCAGAAGCAAAACTGGAAGAATTGAGAGGTAGTAATGAGTAAAAGAAAAGCAATACCTAAAAAAGTGAGACAAACTGTATATCTCATGTATAACGGACATTGTGCTTACTGTGGTACAGAAATAGCTTACAAAGATATGCAGGTAGACCATGCAACACCGCTTAGGATAGGTGGAGCAGACGACATTTCAAATTACATGCCAGCTTGTAGGAGCTGCAATCACTATAAAGCTACTTTAGATGTCGAGGGATTTCGAAAGTATCTTTCAGAAATACATAAAAGGCTTATGCGTGACAGCATACCTTATCAAGTGGCGGAGCGGTTTGGAATCGTAAAGCATTTGTCGGACGATGTGAAATTCTATTTTGAAGAATTTAGAGGTGTAGAAAATGAGTAAAGAAGATATAAGAGAACTAGCAGAAGACAATGCTATATATGAATTTAATAAATTTAAAAAGATATATGGCGAATTTACAGATGAATATGTCAGACATTTTTACAACAAATTGGCTGAATTAAGAGGTGGGGTTGATGATGTTCACACTTGCAACTGCCAGCATAACAGTAATTCAAGAGACAGTGAGCCTTGTTGCAGGTGCGATAGCAGACAGACCAATGCCGGCAGGATAAGGAATATGCCAGATGAAGAGTTAGCGGAGTTTCTTGTAACTTTTAAGAACACATTTGGTGAAGAATACGAGGGACAGGGCAGTTGCTTGGATTGGTTGCAGTCGGAAGAAGAATAGGAGAGAATATGAAAGATAGATACTTATTTAAGGCAAAGAGGATTGATTGGAGAGAATTTCCGGAAAAAGAGCAGTGGATAATTGGCTATTATGTATTAGGTTTTAATGAATACGAACAACCCGTACATTTAATATTTGAGCCTACATCAATGTTCTTTTCTCATGGAGAAACAGACGGTTGGACAGAAATTGACCCATCCACAATCTGCCAATGCACAGGCTTGAAAGATAAGAACGGCAAGTTGATTTGGGAGAATGATATTATTGAATGTAAAAACAGAAAACACAACTTTCAAACGCAAATTGAATGGGATGCTTGTTGTGCTGGATTTATATTTCAAGACACAGAAACATCTGCGGTTGGACTTGATGCAATAACAGCAAACGGATTGTATTCAGAAAGCAAGGTTATCGGCAACATTTTTGACAATAAAGAGTTATTAGAAAGTGAGGAAAATTAATGAATAAAGTGATAGAAAGTGGTCGCCTGACTAAAGACGCGGAAATAACTTATGCACAGGGAAACAACATGGCAGTAGCGAGATTTACCCTTGCAGTAGACAGAAGATCCAAACAGGAAGGACAGCCAACAGTAGATTTTATTAGATGCATTGCTTTTGGCAAAACGGCTGAATTTTTCGAGAGGTTCGGTCACAAAGGTACAAAATTCCTTATCGAGGGTAGAATCCAGACTGGTAGTTACACGAACAAAGATGGACAGAAAGTATACACAACTGATGTAGTGGTTGAGAATACCGAATTTGGCGAGAGTAAGAATGATACCAACGAGAACAGACCATTTAGAGCCGAACCAAACAGTGCAGGAGATGGATTTATGAGTATTCCTGACGGCATTGAGGACGAGGGATTGCCATTTTAAAAATGAGAGGTGGTGTTTTTATTGAACGCCGAGGGCTGGATTAAGCTACACAGGAAATTGCTTGATAATCCTGTCACAATGAAAGACACAGACCATTTAGCCGTATGGATATACCTGCTACTCAATGCTTCACATAATGAACATTCTGTTTTATTTAAAGGCGAGAAGATAATATTAAAACCGGGACAACTTATCACAGGAAGAAAAACAATCGCTTTAGCACTTCACATTGATGAAAGTAAAGTTGAACGAATTTTAAAATCTCTAAAAAGTGAACAACAAATTGAACAACAAACAAGTAGCAAAAATCGGCTTATTTCCATAACAAATTGGGAATTTTATCAGCAAAGTGAACAACAAATTGAACAACAAGTGAACAACAAACGAACAACAAGTGAACAACAAGTGAACACAAACAAGAATATAAAGAATGATAAGAATGAAAGAAAAGATATATGTCAAAATATCCTTGATTTGTTTAACAGGATTTGTTGTTCGTTTGGGAGAGTAAAAAATATCACAAAAAGTAGGGCAGAAATAATAAGCAACAGCCTAAAGACATATTCTCTTGATGATTTTAAAAAAGTTTTTGAAAAGGCAGAACAGTCTGATTTTCTTAAAGGAAACAATAACAGAAATTGGTCGGCTAACTTTGATTGGCTGATTAAGGAAGATAACATGACTAAAGTCCTTGAGGACAAATATGACAGCAAGCAGAACAAACAGTCAAATAAGTTTTGCGACTTTCCGCAGCGACAGTACGATTTCAGCAATGATAAAGAGCTGATAATAAAAAATTGTTAAAGGAGTGATAAAGAATGGAATTAGAAGAAATACTTAAAGGCTTAGAATTGAGTGGCGGAATTGTAATTACCGGCAATTCAAGAAGAGTTTCAAACTTCTTAGCAGCCCTTGATGAAGCCACGGAAATTCTTAAGAAAATTAATGCAGACGGATGTGTCGGATGTAAACACGAAGAGTGTGATATTACTATGGGGAAAGCGTTTTTCACCGACGAAGAAGCTATTCAACATTGGAACAGGAGGGCGAACGATGAGAATAATTGATGCAGATAAGTTTAAAAAACAGATTGCTGGAATGGCTATTGTGAATGGTTATTCAGCTCAAAAAGTCAATAAGATGTGTGAATTGATTGATGAACAACCGACCGCCTATGATGTGGATAAGGTTATAGAACAGTTGAACAATATCAAAAAATATAATCTTAATTTAGCTGATATAATGCTTGATATTCAAGCAAATGGCATTAATCGACATTTTGTATGTTTAGAGGACGCAATCGAGATTGTAAAGGCAGGTGGCAATTCTTGAGTTATCAAAACATAGCAAGAGCCAAAGCGATTGAACAGGAAAATAAAAAGCGACTGTTGAAGCTGAATCCAAAGCTGAATGACAAAAGCGGAATATACTTCTTGCTCCGAGAAGATGAAAACGGATTTAAGCACGCGTATATCGGACAGGCGGTACATACACTTAGCAGATTGGCAAGCCACCTTGTAGGCTATGAACAGCATATAGACCTTAGCTTACGCAAACATAAGCTGTACGACAAAGAGAAAAATCCTTATGGCTGGCGAGTTGAATTTCTGAATTTCCCCGAAAGTCAGCTTGACGAGAAAGAGAAGTATTACATCAAGCTATACGCCGATAAAGGTTATCAGCTTAGAAATGTCAGCTTAGGCGGTCAAGGAGAAAATCGTGCTAGTGGTTCAATAGGCGAGAGAAAAGCACCTAAAGGCTATATGCAGGGCATACAGCAAGGTAAAAAGGTGTTAGCGAGAGAATTATCCTCTATCGCAGAAAAACACCTTATAATCCGCTTAAAGCCAGAAAAAGAGCACAATAAGGTATCGCAGAAACAGTATGAGAAATTTATGGATTTATTGAAAGCGGGTGATTCATAGTGAATGATTGCTATGGCTGTAAATACGAAAACAGTACAGATATAGAGGTACATTTAGAATTTTGTACGAATTGCAAAAGAGCCTATTCCAATGAAGAAGATAGGGAATTTCACGAAGATAAGTATAGAACTATAGGCTAAAAATCAAAGAAAGCGAGTGATTCAGAGTGAAAAGAAATGATTGCATAGAGGTATTAGACCACTTAAAAGAAAAACTGAAAGAAAAGGATATAATTGCCGTACAGGATAGTGAAGATGATTATAAATGTCCTGTATGCGGTCAGATTTTTACAGGTGAAGATATTATTAAATACTCTTATAGGTGGTGCTATAACTGTGGTCAGAGAGTAGATTTTACTCTTCCGAGAAACAGATTTAACTAAAAATCAAAGAAAGGAATAGGTTGTCGCGACATAAAACTGAGGTTTCCTTTTGGTAGATTTAGAATGTATAAAAAGAAGATTAAATGTGAGATTTATCGTGATTCTATGCAGAATTACAAGAAATATGCAATACCGCCAGCACAACTTATTATAGCTGATGTTCCTTACAATGTAGGAACTAACTTCTATGGAAGTAACCCTATGTGGTATAACGGCGGTGATAATAAGAACGGAGAGAGCAAACTTGCTAAAAAGGCGGCTTTTAATTCAGATTTTAACTTTAATCTGTACGAATACTTCCATTTTTGCTCAAAGATGTTGAAAAAAGAGGACACAAAGCCTATCGCAAGGGGCAGAAGCAGTAATAGCCCTTGTATGATTGTATTTTGCTCATTTGAACAGTTATCAACATTGATTGCGGCGGCAAAGAAACACGGATTCGTCAATTACATACCGCTTGTATTCTGTAAAAATTACAGTCCACAGGTACTTAAAGCAAATATGCGTATTGTTGGTGCTACGGAATATGCACTTGTACTGTATCGAAATAAGTTACCAAAATTCAGAAACGGCTTGCAGATTGATGAAAACGGAAAGAATATCAGAGGTACAGGACATATGGTATTTAATTGGTTTGACGGCGGTAATGAAGCGGAATGGGGCAGAACTTACTATAGCAATGGTTCATATATGATGTGGGAGAAAGACGGAAAAGATGTACCGAAAATTCATCCGGCACAAAAGCCCGTAGCAGTCCTTAAAAAGCTGATTGAGATTTTTACAGACGAGGGAGATGTTGTTATTGACCCTTGTTGCGGTAGCGGACTAAGAGCCGCCGCAGAACTTGGCAGAAGTGCATACGGATTCGAGATTGACAGAAACTTTTACGAGCGTGCAAAGAATGAAATGCTTGTATTTGAAAAAGAGCAACAGATGGATATAAGTGATTTTATAGGAGATACAGTATGATAGTGCATTGTTTATTTGAACAGTCAGGCACATTCAAGAATGCTTTCAAAAAGTATGGAATTGAAGCCTACGACTATGATATTCAGAATGAATTTAACGAAACTGATTATATTACAGACCTTTTTAAAGAGATAGAGGAGGGGTATCAAGGTGAGCCGAGTTTGTTTGACAAAATAAGCCCTGATGATTTGATATTTGCATTTTTCCCTTGCACTTATTTTTCAGACCAGGGGTTAAGACATCTGGCTTGCACAGCTTACCAGTACAGGAATTACACTATTGAGCAAAAATGTGAATTGGCAATGAAACGTCATAAGGAACTTGATTTGTTTTATGAAAAGCTGAATAAATTAGTGATAATTTGTCAGCGAGGTCATTTGCAAATTGTAATTGAAAATCCATTGAATACAAGTGGATTACATTACCTTACAAACTTCTGGTGCTTGAAGCCAAGTATAATTGACAGGGATAGGACACAGAATGGGGATTATTACAAGAAGCCTACTCAGTATTGGTTTATTGGATTAAATCCTAAAAACAATCTTGTTTTTGAACCGTTGGAACAAGTAGAAAGTATGCTGCCAATACAATATATGACAAATAAAAACTCTTTGGGTATAGACAGAAAAACGGCAAGGTCAATGATACACCCACAGTACGCAGATAGATTTATCAGGCAATATATTCTTGATGAAGAAATATGGAGAGGCAAATAATGAAAGACGAAGCAAAGCTGGAAATACAGATTTTACTTGACCTACTCAAAGGCAGTCTTGCAAGAAATGGTGTAAGTATGGCAACGGACAATAGTGGCAACTTGATGTTCTTTGATACAACAACTTACATCAAGAGTAAAGGCAAGGAATTTGACGGATTCAGAATTAACATTAACGATTTAGTGAAGTAACAATGTGACAGAACTTGAAGAGGTAGACTATGAATAAAGGTTGGATAAAATTGCATAGGCAACTACTGGATTGTTGGATATGGCGAGTAAATGAACCATTTGACAAGCGCTCAGCTTGGGTTGATTTATTGCTTACCGCTAACCATTCAGATACAAAACTATTATTCAATGGAGAAATAATTACAATAACAAGGGGGCAGATTTTAACATCTGTCCGACAGTTATCATTGAAATGGAATTGGAGTGTAAATAGAACATATCGTTTTTTAAAAATGCTAGAAAATGGATTGTATAAAATGGATTGCAGGGATGGACTTAAATTAATAGATGATGGAATGATAGATATTGTAATGACAGATATTCCTTATAATATTTCTCAAAAAAAGTCTATTGATAGAAGTGCGATAGATAGCAAGGCATCAAAGAGCAAAAAAGAACTCAATTTCAATTATGGCAAATGGGATTTCTTTGCAGATAATGAGGCGTATTTCAGCTTTATTCAGAGCGTCTTTGTCGAAGTGTATAGAGTTATGAAAGACAGTGCTAGTCTATATATGTGGGTTCCTAAAAGCGAGGTATCTTTTATTGAATATATACTTAAAGACATAGGATTCCATGTTAGAAGTACATTGGTTTGGTGTAAAACCAATCCTTGTCCTCAAATATTTAAGGTTGGATATATGTCTAGCACTGAATTTTGCATTTTTGCTACGAAGTTGCCAGGTGCTAAACATTATTGGAATATTGAGAAAGGACAGAAACAATCTTTTTGGGTAAAACCAATTTGTCAAGGCAATGAGAGGACAGAACACCCGAATCAAAAGCGACTTGATATTGCAGAAGATATGATTACTCAATCTGCAAGAAATGGTGAACTACTTTTGGATCCATTCGCAGGAAGCGGAACTTTTGCAATAGCGGCACATAATTGTGGATTAAAATTTATCGCATTTGAAAATGATGATAAAAATTATAAAATTGCTGAAAGCCGAGTAAAAGCCGAGACATTACAGATGAACTTATTTGATTTTATAGGAAATACAGAGAGGAAGTGATGAAATGCAGCAGATAACATTATTTGACATAATTAGAGAGCCAATCAAGGTCACAAAGCCAATACGTCTTATAGAGTTATTTGCTGACTGACCGGCTACGGAAGTCAGGCAATGGCACTAAAGAGAATAGGTGCTAAGTTTGAACATTACAGAGTTGTGGAGTTCGATAAGTATGCCATAGCAAGCTATAACGCAGTACATGGTACGGATTTTCCTACAATGGATATAACTAAGGTTCATGCAGAAGATTTGAATATCTGCGACACAAATGCATTCACTTACTTACTTACTTACTCATTCCCTTGTACGGATTTATCAGTTGCTGGGAAACAAGCCGGAATGTCTAAGGGCAGTGGTACAAGAAGCGGTCTGTTGTGGGAAGTTGAGAGAATACTAACAGAAATCAGAGATAGCAACGGAGAATTGCCACAGATTTTATTCATGGAGAACGTGCCACAAGTACATAGTCAGGATAATATGCCTGACTTTAGAAAGTGGCTGGATTTCCTTGAAAGCCTTGGTTACACAAATTACTATCAAGATTTAAACGCTAAAAATTATGGTGTAGCACAAAATCGTGAAAGATGTTTTATGTTTTCATTCCTAGGTGAATACAATTACCATTTCCCACAGCCTATACCACTCAAAAAGAAGTTGAAAGACTATCTTGAGGATAATGTAGATGAAAAGTATTACATCAACAATGAAAAGGCTGACAAGCTGATAAGACAGCTTATTGACAACGGCACATTACCGCAACACAATCTTAACAGACAGACAGACTTGCGTTGACGGAACAATCAATAAGCCGCAGCAAAGAGAAGTCGCAAACTGTATCAAGGCAAGATGTGACTGCGGAATATCGAACTTGCGGTCAGACGGAAACCTTGTTGTTAAGCAATCAAGCAACGCAGATTGAAAAGCAGATTGATATTGCAACAACTCTTATGGCAAGAGATTATAAAGGTTTTGGAAATCAATCTATGAATGGAGTGATTGAATGGAAGTAATAGGAAGCGCATATGTAGAAGCTTCAGACAGATTTCAAAAAGGCATTATCAGGGGGGGTATTTCCCGGTGTGTAAAAGCTGAAACACACGATTTAGGAGTAATTATGGCAGATGTAAAAGTAATAGGCTCTCTTGAAGCAAAATTTGAGAGCATCAACAGAATTTATGACACAGGGGGGTGTAGTCCAACATTGAGTACAATGCAAGGTGGCAATCAAGAGCCAAAAATTCTTGAAAGTCAGATAGTTGCTATGCGTGGCAGAAATCCTGATAATCCGTCAGATAGAACTGTGGGAAACCCAACGGAGCAGAGATTAGAAGTAAATATGCAAGGCACAAGTAATTGCTTAACGAGTGTGCAGAAAGACAACATGGTTCTTGGAAAACAAGGCATATCCACTAAAGGCAAACAGAATGACATTGCAAGTACAATTTTGAGTGGCTACGAACGCAGTAATATGACCGGGTTTAATGCAGATAATGCCGTTATTGAAAAAGTCGGTCAAATATCAAGCGATGGTTCCCAATGCGGTACAGTTATTTCTGATAATGGAATATCCGCCAATCTTGTAGCCAGCACACACGGATATGCGAATAGTCATATAGCTACACAATATCGTATCAGAAAGCTGACACCGAGAGAATGTGGACGGCTGATGGGTGTATCTGATGAAGATATTGACAAAATGGCAGCAGTAAATAGCAATACGCAACTATATCGTCAATTCGGAAATTCAATAGTTGTGCAAGTCATGTGTGCTATGTTTAAGAATTTGAACATCAATCAAGAAGATACAGTAGTGTAATAAGAAAGGAAACGCCAATATGAGTAGTTCAAAAGAAGAAATGGCAAGACGAGAGGGAATGTCCTATGCGTTCAGATACGCAAAGGAACACGGACTTGACGGACTTGAAAAAGAGCTGAAATACCGAGGGGCATACGAAATACCCCTCAAAATATCGAATAATGATTTGCAGAAATTCACAGACAATGCCAAAAATATGATGTTAGACACAGTATTAATACTTGCTAGTATGACATTGCACGATGAATTTGGTTTTGGCAGGGAAAGATTGCAGAGATTTATTAAGAGGTTCAATTTCAAGGCAGAGTGTATCGGAGAGGGATATACGAATTGGAAAGAGCAGATTGACATTCTTAAGGATGAATGTGGACTTGAATATCAGATAAGGATGGATGATAAAAACGTTAGAATGGAGAAGTAGAAATGATAAAATCTGAAAGCGATTGTCTGAATTGTGGATTGCCGTGTAAATATGAATTATGTCCACATTACAGAGTTAGGCGTCTGTATTGTGACAAATGTAAAGACGAGGTGGATAAACTATATAAATACGGCGAAGAAGAATTATGTGAGGATTGTTTGATTAAGGAATTTGAAGTTGTTGAATTAGAGGAGAACTAAGTATGAAACTTAAAGAAGCTATTTTGGATTATTCCGGGGAGTGGGTGTATGTAGGGGCAGCAAGTGGATATGTCTATATTGGCAGGCGTGAGGAAGCCTTAAAAGGCTTAGAAAAGGAATCCATTGATAGATATTGCAATCTGTCAATTAACACTATTCCAAAATATGAGGCAAAATTGGAGTGGATTGCAAAAAGATGTAAAGCCTTGAAAGAGAAAGCTGAAACTGATATAGCCTTTGAAAAAATGCGTAGGCAAGCCGAAGAATACAGAAAAAACCTTTTGGTGCATTTACAGGAAGCAAAAAAATACAGAGATAATTACGTTGAATTTAGTGGAAGAGAAGTTGTTGAAGAATACAATCAGGACGCACTTAGACCTTTTGGCAGGGTTTTTATTATTAAGGGTAATGAGAGAGGGAATTGGTTTTATGGAGAGGGCAAAAAATGAATAAAAATTATCTCAACAATGTAAGACTAAGAGAACGAAGACTATCCGCCCACCAATGTTTAGCCTGCGGTAAACAGTTAGAAGAAGATTATACTTCTGTATACTGTGAAACGTGCCGAGAAAAACGGAATAAAAATGCAAGAGAAGAAAGAGAATGGTACCAAAGCCATAAAATATGTCCAAGGTGTCGCAAAGTCGAAATAGGTTCAAGTGAAAGTTGCTGCCCGGAGTGCAGAGCTAAGTTGTGTGCAAACGTAATGAAGAATAGAAAACGTGAGCAATACAACGAAGAGCACGCTGTTTGGAGTAAAAAAGCCTATGCAAATTGTGTCGAAAATGGTATTTGTACACGATGTCTCAAAAGAAAAGCCGACAATGGCTACAGAACGTGCGGAATTTGCCGTGAAAAAGACAGAGCAGCTAGACAGGCAAGGAATAACACACAGTTCAACCGAGAAATAAAAGAAAAACAAGGTTTATGTTGCTTTTGCAATGAGAAAGCCTTGCCCGGATATAAGGTGTGCCAATTCCACTACGATATGTGCATTGACAAGTTGAAGGACCCTAAATGTATTGCCGGTAGAAAAAAATTAAAGTTAAGGAGCATAAAATTTTGAAAACGAGAGAATGTATAACGTGTAAACACTTTTTAGTATGCAACGGCAAGGAAAATGACAAGCCTTGCGTTAAGTACGAAGCAAGAAACAAAGAGAATAAAGAGAAAGAATAGGAGAGAATGGCTTATGAAGTTATCAGAACTGACTAAGCCAGAACTTGAAAAAATCAAAGAAAATGCCAATTTTACTGATGAGGAATTGAGAATCTTTAAACTTCTGTCGCAGGATAAAAGCATAACCGATATTGCGGTGCGTATGTCCGCAAGCAACAGGACGATAAACAGGAAGATCAGTAAAATCAAGCAAAAGATTAGTAAGTTGGAGGTTTTAAATGATTAAAGTTACTCAAAACGGAGTAGATGTGAATATAGAAAATATAACTATTCCGGACGGCTTACAAAAGATAATTGCCGAAGTGATTGACAATAAATAAATATGTGTTAAAATGTGCCGTATAACGTGATAAATGCGGCACATTTTTACTAAAGGAGGATTAACAATGGAATGTGTCGCTTATATGAGAGTATCGACAGAAAAACAGGCTATTGAGGGTAATGGCCTTGACAGCCAAAAGAGAGATATTGAAAATTATTGCAGGAAAAACGAACTTGTAATAACAGATTGGTATATTGATGACGGCTACACCGGCGCCAATATGGACAGGCCGGGGTTGCAAAGACTTGTAAATGATTGCAGTCGAAAAAGAGTAAGCTGTGTTGTAGCGTTTAAACTTGACCGATTGTCAAGGAATATGATTGACGGAATATACCTTATTGAGAAAGTATTTCAAAAGTGCAATGTTACGTTTAAATGTGTTCACGATAGCGTGAATTATGATAGCCCTATGGAGCAGGCTTACACGCAGATGATGGCTGTATTCGCACAGCTTGATAAAAATACTATGATGTTGCGTATGCGTGGTGGTATGCTAGAAAGAATAAAACAAGGTTATTGGATGGGCGGCGGCAATTTGCCTTATTGCTATTCCTACAGTAAGGAACAAGGCATATTAATACCTATCCCAGAACGTGTGGAGCAGGCAAGAAAAGCACTTGAATTATTCATATCCGGATATTCAGATGTGAAAATTAAGGAAATTTGCGGTTTTAAGTCCGAACTTGTCACAAGGAATATCTTAACCGGTATCGTTAATATAGGGATGATACCCTATAAGGGCAAGATATACCAAGGCAAGCACGAACCGATTTTTGACAAAGGCAGATTCAATCTTGCACAAGAGTTAAGAAAAACTAGGGCAAAATCTAGGACAACCTGCCAAACTGAACCTAATTTGCTAACCGGATTATGCTATTGTGGCGTTTGTGGATGTGCTATGCGTTACCAAAAGTGGACAAACGGTGAACATAAAATCTACTGTATGTCCCGAAACAAGTCTATGAGCTATTTACCTAATTACAATGCTAATTGCGATAATTCGCTTGAATGGGCGGATGACATAGAAAAACAGGTAGAAAAGGAAATCCTTAAAATATCATTGAATTTGTCATCATATAAACCAAAAGAAAAGGCGACAAAACTTGAAATTATGCAATCGCAGCTTGATAAAGAACAGACTAAGTTAAAAAGACTATACAATTTATATGCTGACGGAAACGATACAGTTTTGGAAATGATTAAAGAATCAGAAACACTGATTAAGACAATGAAAGCTAATGTTTTGTCGGAAAGCAAAAATGCAGCCGATACACAGAAAAAAGAATTTGTTTACGAAAACATTAAAAAACTTGCCGACGTTTGGGATAACATCGACAAGAAAAAGAAAAATATGATACTTAAGACTATAATAGACAAAATTGTTATAGTCAATGGAAATATCGAAATTCAATTAAAAAATTTTTAGCACAAACTTAATGCTGTGCCCATGATAATTGGGGAGATAAGACGTTTTTTGAGGGATAACAGCCAGATACGGGTGTCGAGGTCGCTTAAAGATGTGGCATTCAGGGCAATATATGCCAAAGAAAGAATTATGAAAACAGGGAAGGATGAACCCACGGTTAATGAACTTGCCACGGAAATAGGTGTAAGTAAAGAAGAACTTGTAATGGCACTTGATGCAATCCAGACTCCTGTATCGTTATATGAACCCATATATACGGACGGAGGAGATATGCTGTATGTAATGGACCAGATTGGTGATAAAAAAAATACCGAAGAAAACTGGGTGAATGAGATGGCACTTAAGGATGCCATAAAAAGACTTCCGGACAGGGAAAAAGAAATAATAAAACTTAGATATTTTGATGGCAAAACCCAGATGGAGGTGTCAAAAATGGTGCGGATTTCACAGGCACAGGTCAGCAGACTTGAGAAATCTGCTATAAAAAATATGGAAAATTATCTGCGCCGCGGTTGATTTTACCAATAATAAGTGATAAAATATGCACATAAATATTATGATAACAGAAAGCAGGTACTATGAATAATAAGAGAACATTAAGCACAATATTGAAAATTATTCTGCCTGTGGTGATTCTGTTAGTAGTTTTGGTTATCAGATTCAGAAAAGTATCTGATAACGGATTTAATCCTGCCAGATATGTCCTTATTGATACTCAGGGAATAGATGGCAGAGGCAGGATTTTACTGTCTTATGATAAAGTGAGCCTTGTAGAGGCATTATGCGGCAGCGATGCCGATGAAAGAACTAAGGCACTGTATGAGAAATTTGCCGACAGCATAACGTATGAAGCCGACAGAACTGATGGACTTTCCAATGGAGATGCAATTACAATTACCGTCTCGTATGACAGCAAGGCTGCCAGAGAGGCAGGGGTTACCATTGATGATAATATCAGGGAGTACAAGGTGACAGGACTTAACAAGGGAACGGCAGTTGATGCCTTTAAGGATTTACAGATAGTTACGGATGGTATAAGTCCGTTTGTGACGGTTACTGTTGATAACCTTTCTAAGGATGAGTATATAAGCACTCTTTCTTATGAAGTCGATAAGCCTGAAGGTAATGCCATAGGCGACACTGTAACGATAAGATGCCTGGCAGATGAAGACGAGGCTGCCGCACTTGGATATTATTTTGAAACGACGAGTATGACATATACTATAACAACAGCAGACCGTTATGCCGGTAAGGCAGAAGATCTGGATATGAATGTTATACGCACGCTTGCAAAAGAATCGGCGGATGTGGTTACCAATCTTACCGCTGACACAACATTTCATATGGCATATACCGTAACCGGTAAGAAGGATTATCTTTACAGGGATGGTAATGAAGAGGCTGTTAATTTTGATATATATAAGGTTGAACTTGCGGATAACACAACGGATACTATGGGCAGCCACGGCAATTATGTCCTTATTTATGTCAAAGGACAGATTAGGACTCCTGATTATTCGGGAGGAGAAGATCCGTATGAATATATAGATGCATATTTCTGTTTTGTATTCTGCGATGCAGTGATAACACGTACCGGAGAATTTACAATGGCAGTTAATGATATAGAACAGAGGTATATCTGCAACAGCAGCTTTGATGCCGTAAGAGATGACGCAAGGACTTTTATCGGAGCCGGATATGAGTATACGGATGTACCGCTTAATTAA